GGCGATGGAAGCCACCATGACTATGGGCGGCCACACGGCCGAACTGGTCCGCACGTTTGGAACCACCGATGTCGCTGGTGTGCTCTTGCGCCTGGTAGGCGCCTACCAGGCTGACGACGGCAGTGCTGCCCAGGCGGTCGAAATCTATCTGGGCGGCAGGTTCACCGAAATCGACTTCGGCAAAGCGAAGCCGGGCGACGATACCGAGCACAAGTACAAGATGGCGGTCGCCTATTACCGTCGTGTCGTCGATGGCGTCGAGGAAGTGGAGATCGACATGCTGGCAGGCATTTACAAGTTCGGCGGCATCGATCGCTATGCCGAGATCATGGCCATCCTCACCAGTTAATGTCAAAGTACACAGCACGGCTAGGTGCGGGTCCCTAGCACGTAAAGGCGTGCAGCCTACCACGGTTCGCGCCGGGCTTGGGATGGGTCGCGGTACCCATCCCAAGCCCTCTTCATGTCGCGATGGCCATCCCACGGGCTGGTGACGTAACAAATTGCCGGAACAGGTTAAATCAGCTAGAAATGTGCCCGCGCCCCCCGCTTCCACGGTGAGCGCACGGCCTGGGGTCGACCCCCATTTCCACCCCAGGCCGTTCCCCTCCGGTAGCGCGGCTCTTTACCCGCCCTCGTGCTGGCGCGCGCGCGAGCCCTACCCCAAACATCCCACATCGCAGATCCATCGCCGGTCCTGTTGCGGGGCGCCGGTCGATGGTGGCCGGGGGCGCTTATCCGTTTCCCGCCCCCGGCCCTCCCGCCCCGCAGACAGAGGAAGCCCCGCACATGGCCGACACTCCGCCCGAAGCCACCGAAACCAATTCCAACACCGTCACGGTCGAACTGTCTGAACCGATCAAGCGCGGCGAGCAGACCATCGCGTCCATTATGTTGACCAAGCCGCGCGGCGGCGCATTGCGCGGGCTTTCTCTGCAAAGCCTGCTGCAAAACGATGTGGTGGCGGTGCTGACGTTGCTCCCGCGCATTTCCAACCCGCCACTCACCGCTCCCGAAGTGGATAATCTGGCAGCAGATGACTTGGCCGAACTCGCGGGAGTGGTGCGCGGTTTTTTCATGTCGGCAACGGAGCGGAAACTGATGACGATGATGCTCGAGGAATTCGCGCCGAAGACATGATCGCCGATATCGCCGCGATCTTTCATTGGCCGTTGGCCGAGATCGAGGCACTCGACCTGGCCGATCTCATGCTCTGGCGCGGAAAGGCGATCGACCGCTGGAACCGCATGTGGGGCAGTAAGGACAAGCCATCATGAGCAACAAGCTCTCCCTGCTGATCAACTTCATCGGCGTCGACAAGATGTCCGGCGCGCTGCGCAACATCGTGGGCTTGAGCCGCCAGGGCAGCACCTCAATCAAGGCGCTCACCGGCGAGAACCGCAAGCTGGAAAACCAGCTCAAGGCCACACGCCGGCAGATCGAGCAGGGCAACGGCAACCTGACCGAGGCGATCAATCGCGAGCGCGAACTCGAACGCTCGATTGAGGGCGTGAACCGGCAGCTTCAGCGCCAGCGCCGCTTGGCCGCTGTGAATGCCGATGTCGCCGCGATGGCCCGGCGCGGCCAGGAAATGAAAAGCCGGGGGCAGGACAACATGCTGGGGGGCGTGGTCATGGCCGCGCCGTTCGTCCTGGCCGGCAAGGCCGCCATGGATTTCAGTAGCGGCATGGTCGATATTCAGCAGAAGGCTGAGCTCACCAACGCCGAAACCGATCGCATGGCCGCCAGCATCATGCAGCTGGCCCGCGCTTCGCACCAACTGCCCGAAGACATGCGCGCCGGCATCGATGTTCTGGCGGGCAAAGGTATGGATCCACGCCAGGCCATTCAGATGATCGGTCCGATCGGCCGATTGGCAACAGCCATGAAGGTGGATTTGGCCGACGGTAGCGCAGCGGCCTTTGCCAACCTCAACAACCTGCAAGTGTCGTTGGCGGACACTACAAAAGCGCTCGATATCATGGCGCTCGGTAGCAAAATTGGCAGCTTCGAGGTTGCCGATATGGCACGAAACTTTCCGGCGTTGACCGCGCGCCTTCAAGCTTTGGGAGATGTGGGCACGCCGGCAGTCGCAGATCTGACGGCCGCTCTGCAAATGGCCATGAACACGGCAGGCAATGCCGACGAAGCGGCCAACAACATCACCAACCTTCTGTCCAAGATCAACTCGCCCACCGTGATAAACGCCTTCCAAAAGAAGTTCGGCGTAGACCTGCCGGCGGCCATGAAAAAATTCAAAGATCAAGGCATGTCATCCATGGAGGCGTTCGCGACAGTCACGCAAAACGCGATCGGCAGCGACAAAGCGAAGTTGGGTTGGGTTGTCGAGGATATGCAGGCGCAGATGGGCTTGCTTGCCTTGATGAAGGACATGGACGGCTACCGGAAAATGCGCGCTCGGCTTCAAAGCGAGAGCAAGGGGACTATTGATCAGTCGTTCGGCCAGCGCGAAGCACGTGACGCCAGCGTCCAGTGGCGGGACTTCACCGGCCAGCTCCAGCGGCTGGCGATCGTGGTGGGCACCCAGCTCTTGCCGCAATTCATGCCGTTTCTCGGCGCCATCACCAACGCGATGGACGGCGTCGGCCAATGGGCAGCGGCCAATCCGCAATTGGCCAGTTCGATCGCCTCGATCGCGGCCGGCGCCGTAGCGGCACGCTTGGGAATCGGCGCGCTGCAATTTGCGTTCGGCAGCGTCCTGGGGCCGGTATCCACCCTCTGGGGTCTGTTCGGCCGCGCCCAGGCGCTGGGCACGGTGGCCAGCCTCCTGCCCCGCCTTGCCGCTGGCTTCACGCTGCTGACCGGCCCGATCGGCCTGACGGTGCTGGCCGTCGCTGGCGTCGCCTACGCGGTCTATCGCTATTGGGGGCCGATCTCCGGCTTTTTCCAGCGCAACTGGACCACGATCCGCAACGTATTCCTCGGCGCCCTGGTCATCTTCACGCCCTTTCTGGCCGCGATCGTTTACGCCGCCTCACTGGTCTATCGCCATTGGGACCAGATCAAAGCCGCAACGATGAGCATGGTGCGCACCGTCGCCGGCATCGCCGCGCCATTCATCCAGCCTTGGATAACGATCGGCACTTTCCTGGCAGGACTTGCCGGCAAATTCTTCGGCTTTGGCGTGAACATCATCGGCGGGCTGATCCGGGGCATCGCCTCAATGACCGGCAGCGTGATCCGCGCCTTTCTCGATCTCGCCGGGGCGGTGGGCGCGCGATTCGCCGCAGCGTTGGGAATCAAGTCCCCGTCCCGCGTCTTCATGGCGATGGGTGGCCACATCACCGATGGCTTGCGCCTGGGCATCGACGGCGGGCGCGGCGGCGCAGCCCAGGCTGCGCGGCGCATGGCCATCGGCGTGGCGTCAGCCGGCGCGCTTTCGCTCTCGCCGTCGATCGCGTCGGCCGTGCCCCGTCTGGCCCCCGCCGCCGCGATCCGCCCGGCCGCACGCGCCGCCAACTCGGTGCCCGCTGCCGCCGCTTCCATCGTCATCCACGTCCACGCCGCCCCCGGCATGGACGTGAAGGATCTCGCACGCCAGGTGCGGCGCGAGTTGGAAGCCGCCCAGGGCGTTTCCACCCGCTCGCGCTATGACACGGATGGCCGTTGATGGCATCGGCCGCCACTCCCGGTCAGCTCCTGACGCTCGGCATGTTCGTGTTCGGCATGGACACGCTCGCCTATTCAGAGCTGCAGCGCCGCATCACTTGGCGCCATGAGGCTAGCGAGCGATTCGGCGCCCGCCCGGCCGTGCAGTTTATTGGCCCCGGCGACGATGACGTGACGATCGGCGGCTCTTGCATCCCCGAGATCGCGGGCAAGTATGGCGCGCTCGATACCTTGGCGAGCATGGGCGATACCGGCAATGCCTGGGCACTGATGAACGGCCTGGGCGAGGTCTGGGGCTATTACGTGATCGTCGGCCTCGATCTCACCCACCAGACCATCATGGCCGGCGGCATCCCGCGCAGCATCGATTTCACCGTCACGCTCAAGCGCAAGGCCTGACCCATGGCCGCGAACAAGGCCGGCATCCGCCTCACCCTCGACGATGGCACCGATCTGGCCGCCAAGCTCGAGCCCCGCTTTCTCGAGCTGACCCTCACCGAAAAGCGCGGCGGAGAGGCAGACGAGCTATCCCTCACCCTGCACAACCACGATGGCCAACTACAGGCGCCGGCCACCGGCCGCTACATCCGCCTGGCGCTGGGCTGGGAGAGCGGCGACGACGTGACAATCGGCCTGGTCGACAAGGGCGCATTCCGCGTGGACGAGGTGGAAGAG